ATCCGCGCTGCAGACTCGGACAGCTTCGAACTCGAATGGCGCGACGACAACCCGCAGCCGGGCTATCGAGACGACGAGTGGCACACGGTGATCGTCCGGTTCAGGCCGAGCTCCGCCGCCGGCGTGGAAGACGGATGGGCAGAGTTGTGGGTTGATGGAGTTCTCAAGGATGGCGAGGCCCACAGCATCGATGAACTCGCGGTATCCGGCGTTGAAGACCTCTGGTCCATCGGCGGCCGCGTCAACACGACCACGAAGGCGATCGATCGCAACCTGACGGGCGACATCCAGGACGTCCGCATTTACGACCACTACCTGGAAGATTGGGAGATCGCTGACATGACCGTCAAGACCAAGGCGCAGCTTCAGGCAGAGATCGCGAGCCTGTTCGCCGACAACGTCACCGGCGAAATCTCGGCCGAAGATATCCGCACGAGCCTCGACAACCTCGTGGACAGCCTGGCGATCGAGAGCATCCCGGAGCGCACGGCGAACGGCGCCCAACTCCGATCGATCGGCCTGGAGGAGGAGATGACCGCCCTGTCCGGCGCGAGCGAGGACAGCATCATAGAAGTGCCGATCGGTGGCGAGCTTCTCGGCGTGGGCGTGCGGGTCACCACGTTGATCGAGGGCGCCACGTCCTTCGATGTTCACTACCTCTCGCAGGAGCCGAAGACCCCTTCGAGGCTTCGAGGTTGCCGCGCACTCATGACAGACCCGTTGGTCGTCGGTGCGGACGCACATGAGATCATTCCCTATCCCGCAGAGGATTGGGACACGGACGGGTTTCATGACAATGCCACGAACAACTCCAGACTCACGATTCCGGCGGGATCCAACATCAGCAAAGTTCGGCTGATCGTCGGCGTGGCGGGGTCTGGGATGGGAGCCGGGCGTGTCGATATCTACAAGAACGGCGCTGTGGTGTCCGGCGCGCCGGCTTTGGAGCTTCGGGACACTCTTCGTGACGGCCGATGGGCCCTCTCATCCTCCCCAGTGGAGGTTGTTCCGGGCGATTACTTTGAGGTGGAGACCTGGAACAGGGAAACGTCCTCCAAAAGCATTGTCGCGGATGAGACCAGCTTCTTTGCACTCGAGGTGGTCGAGGAGGTCGAGGAGACCCTGGTCGCCGCGGTCGCGGTCGCTGCCGACACGGTCGGGTCCGCTGTCGTGAAGTCGGTCCCGCTCGCGGCCGCGGCCAAGATCCGCCTGATCGCCAACGGCAGCGACTTCACGGCCGGCGCGGTGCGCCTGGCGTTGTTCTACCGGACGATCGTCGCACCGTCATCGTGAGGAGAGTCCGATGACCGGCAGCTGGAACAGAAAGACGGCTGAATTCGGAAGCGTGCCAGGCTTGGCGATCGCGCTCGGTCTGGTTGCGGATGTCTCCTTCATCCGGAAGTTCGGCGCCAACCGCTCGGTCGATACTGGCAGCGTGCCCGAATCGATCTGGTCAGGCGGTGGGCTCTATCCATGGCCGGCGGCGGCCGTCGCGCTCGAGGTCCTCAGCGCTTCGACGGCTGACGATGCGGCGACCGGCCAAGGTGCGTGGACGATCGAGGTTCAGGGCTTGGACGCGAATTGGGAGATGCAGAGAGCCACGGTCACGCTCGATGGCCAGCTGGTCGTGGCGATCCCCGGAAGCTGGATCCGCGTCTTCCGAGCTCGGATCGTGACGGCCGGAACGGTCCACGTGAACAGCGGGATCATCACGATCCGCGTCGCCAGCGGCGGCACGAACCTTGCCCTGATCGATGCCGGCCTCGGCCAGACCACGATGGCGATCTATACGATCCCGGCCGGTCACACGGGATACATCACTCAGATCCGGAGCTCGGTCGTTCGGGACAGCCCATCGGTGACCATCGTCGCCGCGATGGCGTTTTTCATCCGGGACAATGCCGTGGCCAATGCGGCCTGGAACATGAGGCTCGAGCAGGTAGCTGGGCAGTTCGTCAGCACCGCGGTCCCTGGCGTGATCACGGAGAAGACGGACATCGATGCACGGGTGACATACGTGTCGGCCAGTTCGGCGCAGGTCGTTGCGGAGTTCGAGATCGTGCTGGTGAAGGAATCCGACTGATGCCGCGCGAGTTCAGGGAAATCCGGCTGCTCGTGAAGGACATCAAGAAGGATGTCGAACGAGGCATGAAGGGTCTCATGCTCGAGATCACGGCGAACCTGCGCCGCGCGGCGAGCGAGGGCGGCACGCCGGTAGACACCGGCTTCGCGCGGGCCAACTGGATCCCCGAGGTCGGCAAGTCGCACGAAGGGACGGCAGGCACGCGCGAGGAGGCAGAGGCGGGAACCCTGGACACATCGATGCACAAGAAGGGCCTCGGGAGCCTGCTGAGCTACAAGCTCATCAGGGGCCGGATTTACATCACGAATAACGTTCACTACATCGTCCTCCTCAACGAGGGGAGCTCCGCCCAGGCGCCGGCCGGCTTCGTTCAGTCGGCGATCGAACGCGCCCTGGTGTCGCTCGAGAGGGGCCTCTTTAGATGACCGACCTTGTCGAATACAGGGACGCGATCGCGGCCTATTTCCTGGCCAATTACACGGCGATCCCGGCCGCTCGTATCGAGATGCCAAACGAGACGTTCGCGCCGCCGGATCCGAATGCGGGCCTGGCGTGGGGACGGTTGAGCATCCTGGAGTTCCTCGGTCAGCAACAAACGCTCGGCGATAGCGGCGGCAGGAAGTTCGAGCGCACCGGGTCGGTCTTCTTTCAGGTCGCCGTGCCCACAGATAAGGGCTCGAGTTCAGCAGACCAGCTTGCGAAAGCAGCGAGGGCCGTCCTCGAGGGCGTCTCGATCAGCGGAAATTCAATTTGGCTCCAGGGGGCGACCGTTCGTCATATCGGCGTCGACGGAGCTTGGTATCTCGTTACCACTGAGGTCCGGTTCCTCAGTGACGAGACGAAGTAAGACAGGAGCCTGACATGGCAAAGGTCGACACGAACAGATTCGCTCTGCGGTTCGCCCCCGAGGCGACGCTCGGCGTGTCGCCCACCAGCGGGTGGCGCGATCTCGAGCCGAACAACGTGGGCCGGTTCGGAAACCAGATCACCACCGAGCCCAGGCGCCCGATCTCTCCGATCCGCGGCCGTCGCAAGGGCGTGGTGGTGGACTCGGACTCCGCGGTCGACCACGAGGCCGACATCACCATGGAGGCCCTCATCAACTTCGCTGAGGGCTACGTCTTCGCGGAGTTCGCCAACGTCGAGTTCGACCTGAAGTCGGGCGCCGGCCTGATTCCGCCGCCGGCGATTGCGGCCACGGACGACTTCACGGTCGACGCCGTCTCGCTCGGGCTCGCAGCGAAGATGGTCTGGGCCTCCGGCGAGGCCATCACCTTGGTGTATGCCAAGGGCTACACCAACGCCGCGAACAACGGCCTGCACGTGCTCTCCGCGGACGTGGGTTCCACGGATGTGGCGATCCCGGTGGAGAGCGCCCTGGTGGACGAGACGCCGGGCACGAACGCCAGCCTCGAGGTCGCCGGCATCCAATGCGCGATCGGGGACCTGGCCTTTACCAAGACCGGCTCCACCGGGACGATCGTCTCGGCGGCCCACATCGCGGACTGGTCGGTGCTCGGTCTCTTCGTGGGCCAATACATCCACGTCGGATCGGACGACGGCTCCGGCGGCCGCCAGAACGTGTTCGATGACGGCGCTGCCGGCGACGTCTACGGTTACGCGCGGATCACGTCGATCGACGGCCCCACGCTGAACCTGGACAAGCTGGACGCGAAGCTGAGCGTCACCGACGCCTCCAACGCGACCCTGGTCGACATCATGTTCGGTCGGTTCCTGCGGAACGTGGCCTCCGACGCGGACGATGACGACAACCGCTACCTGAGCCGCTCCTACTCCTTCGAGGGCTCCTACCCGGACCTGGGCGGCGTCGGCACGCCCGAGTACGAGTATTCTGTCGGCCTCCAGGCGAACGAGCTCAAGCTGTCGCTGCCGCTCTCCGCGAAGGCCACCGGCACGTGGGGCATGATCGGCACGGACACCGAGCCGATCGTGAGCGCGCGGAAGACGGGTCCCTCGGACTCGGTCGCTGCGCTGCGGACGGTGGGCCTGGGCACGGCGAGCGACATCGCGTCGATCACCACGGACGTGGTCTCCGCGGTCTCCGAGGTCTGCTTCAAGAACCTCGACATCACCCTCCGCAACAACATCAGCCCGGAGAAGTGCCTCGGGGGCCTCGCCGCGCTGGCGCTGAATACCGGCCTGTTCGAGGTCAACATGGAGGGCGTCATGCTCTTCACGAACAAGGCGATCATCAACGCGGTGCGAGACAACACCACGGTGACGTTCGCCACGGTCCTGAAGAACGACGACGGCGCCTGCGCCATCGACATCCCGGCCCTGACCCTCGGGGACGGGAACAAGGAGTTCGAGCAGGACGCGGCCGTGAAGGTGAACCTCACGGGAGAGGCCTTCAACGACTCAGTCGATGTGATTCCCAACGTCTCGCTCGGGATGTCCTTTTTCCCGAGCGTTCCGACCGATCGTTCCTGATCAGCATTTGCAAGGAGGCGCATTCAATGTTCAAGGCCCTGAAGCAGCACGCGGTGTCCTCGGAATCCACCGCGTGGTTCCCCGTCCCGGAGGCCGGTCACCCGGACGCCGCGGTCGAAGTTCGCTCTGCGAACGAGGTGAACAAGCCGTATCACAACTCGACCGTCCGCTCGACCGTGAAGCGGGCGCGTCGTCTCAACCGCGGCACGACGGACGCGGGCGATCTGAAGCAGGCTCGCGAGGAGGACAGGAAGCTGTTCCCGATGCACGTCATCGTGGGGTTCCGCAACATCCCCGACGACGCGAAACCCGGGACCTTCATCCCGTACTCCCGCGAGGCCGCCGAGGAGTTCTGCCGGGTTTGCCCCTGGCAGATCTTCGACCCGCTGCGTGAGTTCGCGGGCGATCCCGAGTCGTTCTACATGAAGGGTTCGGAGGTTGAGGACACGCCGATCGGTCCCGGTGACGAGCCGGAGGTCGAGGAGCTCGCGGAAAACTCCGAAGCCGTCTCGAGTGGGAGCTAAGGTTCTCTCGAGACGGGTGGGCGATCACGAGCGGGCAGTACGAGCGGGCAGGTAAAGAGCCTCCCCAGTGGTATCTGGACGAGCCGGAGGTGAGCCGTGGCGAACGCTTCATCATGCGCGCGTTCTTCGAGCTCAGCAGCTGCCGGCAGTATGGGATGGGGCCGGGCCCCCTCCCATGGAACTTCATCCAGGAATATGCCGACCGGGAGGGGCTCGATCCGGACATCCGCACGCTCTTCGCTGATATGATCCGGATGCTGGATGGCGAGTATCTGAAGGACGAGACGGCGCGCTGGGAAGCCGGGCGCGACAACAAGGGACGGTAAAGGATGCCCGACTATCGGATCCGCATCGTAGCTGACCCCTCTGGCATTCGCCCCGGCACCAATGCAGTCGAACGGCGGCTGCGGAGGACCGAGGCGCATGCGAACCGTCTCCGGACGACTCTCGGCCGCCTGTTCGCCCTGGCGGGCGGCGGCCTCGTCATCACCCGGACCATTGCGACGTATGCCAAGTTCGAGCAGCGCATCGCATCAGTCGCCGCGGTGTCGCGTGCAACGGCGGGGGAGCTTACGCTCCTCATTGAAGAAACCAGGCGGCTCGGCGCCAGCACGCGCTTTACGGCCACACAGGCCGCGGAGGGCGCCGAGCTCCTGGCCCGGGCCGGGTTCGACGCGAACCAGGTCCTGGCTACCCTGGACGGCACCCTGCGGCTCGCTCAGGCGGGCGAGCTCGCGCTGGCCCGGGCCGCGAGCATCACGACCACCATCCTGAAGGGCTTCCAGCTGGAGGTGAGCCAGACCGGCCACGTCGTGGACGTCCTGGCGAAGGCGGCGGCGTCGGCCAACACCACGGTTGCCGGGATCGGGGAGGCGGCCAAGTTCGTCTCGCCGATTGCCAAGAGCCTCAGCATCGACTTGGAGACGACTACCTCGGCGATCATGGTCCTGAGCAACGCCGGCCTGCAGGGCAGCCTTGCTGGCACCGGCCTGCGGCGAGTCCTGGGCGAGCTCATCAACCCCGGGAAGCAACTGCGAATCGCGCTGGCGGCGGCCGGGAAGACCGTCGAAGACATCAACCCGCGCTTCAACAAGCTGACCGATATCCTCCGGACGCTCCGGGAGTCAGGCATCGGCGGCGAGGCGGCGCTGGCGATCTTCAAACAGCGCGGCGGCCCGGCCTTCACGGTCCTTCAGGGGTTCATCCCGCAGATCGAGAAGTTCACGAAGGAGCTCAGAAATTCGACCGGGTTTGCGAAAGAGATGGCCCGGGTCATGGATGACAACGTGAACGGCGCCCTCCTGGCGGTGAAGTCCGCATTCGAGGCGGTCGTCCTGTCGATCGGCGATATAGCGGACACGAACCTCGAGGGGTTCCTCCGGGGCCTCGCCACGGGGATGCGGGCGCTCTCGAGGGATGTGATCCTATTCGCCAACGCACTGGAGTTCCTGGCCCTCGTTCTCGTGGTGAAGGTCGCGCGGGCCGGGATCGGGGCGGTTCTGAAAGCGCTTCTCGCGCTCAAGATCGCGCTCCTAACCAACCCGATAACGCTGATCGCAACGATCCTGGCGACCGCCACCATCGCGCTCGTAGCATTCTCGGATCAGATCTTCATCTCAAACGACGGCATCGTCAGCCTGCAGGACGTGTTCGTGGCGGCGTTTGAGGTGATCAAGCAGGGATTCCGCGAGGTGGGGATCTTCGCCAGCGCGTTCTTCATCGGGCTTCGGGCGATCGTGAAGAAGGTGTTCGGCAAGGATATCGGGGGTGACTTCACCGAGTTCGCGGTCAACTTCGCCAAGACCTTCGACACGATGATCGGGGTGGTGATCGGGTTCGTGACCGGCATCGGACGCCTGTTCGAGACGAATGCATTTAGGAAGATCGGGCTCTCCCTCCAGCTGATCTTCAAGTCGACCGCGTTCCAGATCCAGATCACGTTCAAGAAGCTCGGCCTGTTCCTGCAGAACCTATTCCAAGACCCGATCAAAACCATCGCGCAGCAGTTCAAGAGACTCATTGGGGCGTTTGCCGGCATCGCAGCGGTTCTTCGGTCGCTCGGCCTCATCAAGGAGAAAACGCGAGTTGCGATCGATGATGCTGTCACTGGCATCGAGTTGCTGATCAAGGGCACCGGCGGCAAGAGTGCAGCGGTCAAGAAGGCCGAGGAAGATATCGCGGCGCTCGAGACGGCGCGCGACGCCTACATAATCGAGACCAAGGCCGCGATCATCGCCGGCTCATCGGAGACGCTCAATGACCTCGCGGCCATCCTCCGCAAGGCGAACACCGAGGGCCTGGAGTTCTCCTTCTTCGAAAACAAGGTCCGCGAGATTCTGAAGCGTGCGCGAGATATCGGCGAGGCGCGCGAGAAGGAGCGCGTGAAGAAGGAGAAGGAGCGCAACGCGGCGGCCGCCAAGGAAGCCAGGAAGGCGCAGGGGAAAACGGTCGGCGAAGCCGCGAAGACGCTCTCGGATGATGCGAAAGCCCTCCTGGTGCAGATCGACCTCGTGGCGCAGCTGGCGCAGGAGCACAAAAACCTGCAGGAGATCTACGACTTCGAAACGAAGCAGATCAACGAGCAGACCGAAGCATGGGCCCGACTCGAAGATCGCGCGGCGATTGCATCGTCGGAAGAGCTCGAGGCCCAGCGCGAGACCGCGTGGGTGCTTCTCTTGGATGCCATGGACCTCTACGACCAGCGCATCCAGGCCGTCACCGAGTCAATGATCCAACTCCGCCTCAAGAGCCTGGACGCCTCCACGGCCATCGGAGACGGATTCACGCGGGCCTTCATCCGGCTGGCCCAGGAGGCGGAGGACTTCGCGTCGATCGCCGAGGCTTCGGTCAACGTCTTCGTGGACCGCAGCGCGGACGCTCTGGCGTCGTTCGTCCGGAATGGCCAGCTGGCCTTCAAGGACTTTGCGAACGCGATCCTCGACGACCTGGCGCGCATCTTCGCCCGGTTGCTTATCATTCAGGCGCTGAACGTGGCGACCGGCGGGGCGGCCTCGCTGGCCGGCGCGGGCGTGGCTGCGGGCAGCGCGGCCGCGGGGCGCGCGAGCGGTGGCTCGGTCCATCCAGGGCGGGAATACATCGTCGGCGAGCGCGGCCCGGAGCGGGTGCGATTCGGCGCCGAGGGTCGGGTGGAGCCGGCCAACGGCGAGACCGGGAACGTGACGGTGGTGAACGTGGAAGACCCGAACGAGATCCCCAACGCCATGAACAGCCCGGCCGGCGATCGCGTCGTCTTGAACATCATCCAGCGGAACCGGAAAACCATCAGAAGGGCGATCGGCTGATGTATCAGAGAGGCACCGCCACCGACTACCAGGACGCGCTCGCGCAGCTTGTTGAGATCGCCACCGCGGAGCACATCGCCACCGTGGCCGTCGCGGCCGGAGGGACTGGATACCTCCTGGGCGACGTGCTCACCATTGCGGGCGGCACGGGCACCCACGTGGCGACTGTCGAGGTCACCAGCGTGTCGGGCACTATCGTGGACGGGATCAAGCTGCGAGACGGGGGGGCCTACTCGGTCGTCCCATCGTCGCCGGCGAGCACCACCGGGGGCACTGGCACGGGCTGCACGATCACCATCTCCACGAGTGCGGCCACCGGGTGGACGGCCCGGCGCGACACGACCTACATCTACGATTCGATCACCGAGAAGGAGGTCATCCTCGAGGGCGAGGGCCTGGCGGCCGCGGACGAGATCTTCGTTGGCATCAAGAGCTACTCGATCATCCAGGGGATCACGCGGGCCTACAACTGGCACGTAAACGCCATGACCGGCTTCAACTCCGGCCTGGACTATGCGTCGCAGCCTGGCATTTCACCTGCCACGGAGCCATCCACCGGCGGCGGCTGCTACGTCCCGCTGATGAATGCCAGCCTGGACTTCTGGTTCTTCATCACCGGCCGGCGGATCATGGGGGTTGTGAAGACCGACGACGTCACCACGACCCACTATCAGACCTTCTACATCGGGCTCCTGGATGCGTTCCAAACCAGCACAGAGTATCCCTATCCCATCTACGTGTCCGGCTGCTCGGCGCGGCGTGACGCGCTCTGGAATACGACCATCCCGGACATCGGTGGGCTCACAGAGCAGATCGGCATTTCGAGCCGGTCCGGCCCGGGCTACACCCGCCTGGCGAGCGGTGCGTGGCAGGGCGTGGCAAACTCGAAGACGGCCTACAGCGGGACCGTGCAACGCTCCCTGACGCTGGACTACACCATCTACCCTGCGGGGACAAACCGAATGCCCGTGAGTGGTGACGACCAAATCGTCGCCGCGGCATACCTCGACTTCACCGACATCTTCCCGAACGTCGGCGTCCCCGGCGCCCCGAGTTTCACGCTTGAGAGAACCCCGGAAGCCGCCGGCGACCTGTTCCTCCTGATCCCCGCGACCCTTGTGTGGACGAGCGCTGATGCCGTGAATCGCCAGGTGGTCGGGCACCTTGCCGGCCTCTACGCGGTCGGGCAAGCCGCGACGCTTAGCTCGGAGGATACGATCTCGCAGGGGGGCGACGAATACACCGTGTTCGCCGGCGGCCAGCGGACGCAGCCATGCAGTTACCTTGCGATGAAAATGGAGTAGACGAGTGAGCTACCAGACAGGAACCTCCACCGGCGTCGTCGATCTCCTGAACAAGCTGGAGACGTTCGCCGTCGCCAACGGGTGGATCTCGGACGAGTCGAGCGCCGGACGCCTGGCCATGCATCGCAGCAACGTCTACGTGTCCTTCAGGTGGAACGT